TCTTCAATGTTTTCAAACTTGTCATTGTTAATAACTTCGTCCCAGTTCTCTACTAGAACATTTAATGGTTTTGGCATTTTGTATCTCCTAAATTTTTTATAATCTTTTAGTTATTTATACTTTTGTAGTTTTATAACAACTTTGCTAAGTTTGAAATATAATCCTCATTCAAAGATTCAAGTTTCATTGATTCTTCAACTTTCTTCTTCTTATCGAACGGGAATTTCTTTTTCTTATCTTTCTTCTTATCATCATCTTCATCATCGTCTGAATCATCTTCATCAGAATCTTCTTTGAAATATGACTCACGAATGATTTTCACTTTCTCATTGAAAGTTGAATCAGAACCGTATTCAACACCCTCGACAAGTGTATCTAACTTTTCTTGTTGTGATTCAGTTAATCCATCGGAATAACTATCGACAATAATACCACGTTTAAAATCTTCTAAAGATTCTTTAAGATCGTAATTTTTCACTAAAATCTCATCTAAATCTTCTTGTAATTCATTAATCTTATCGTCTGATTTGGCAACAACATCAACTGATTCTTCATCAAGATTGATATTATGTTCTTCGTATAGACCTTTTAGACCTGTTACAAATCCCTCCATTATGTCCATCTTGATTCCTGATTCTAACGCTAATTCGTTATCATCAATCCAAGATTCCACAACATAATCTAAATATGAATCAATCTTTGATTCCATATCTTCTGAGATTTCCTTTTTGTAACCCTCTAAAAGTTCATCTTTTTCAGATTCAAATTCTTCTTTCAATTCAGATACTTTAGAAGTAATCATTGATTCCATTTTAACCATGAATTCGTTTTGATTATCATCTTCAATATCAACGCCCTCGAAAAGAATTGTCTTATCTTCGTCTGTAAATAAATTTGGCATTGTTAAATTTCTCCTAATAATTATTTTCTTTATTTTAACTATTTAGACAATTATAGATTTGTAACGACTTTCTGGAATATTGATTCCATTGCCTTACTATCAAAACGTCTATGCTTTACAAGATCATTGACTTCATCTTGAATTAATTCAAGTTCTCTCTCAATTAAAACCCCATTTTCTAATATCCATTCCTTGTTTTCCATTATGCCATTAACGAAAGCATCTGGAGCAGATGGATCTGATACAGTATCGACCGCTGAAATCCAAAAGTCTGACTGTACAACATTAGCACCGTTAGATTCCTTAACAGAACCTAAACCCCTTGAACTAACGCCTAATTGTACCCCATCTTCAATTAAATTCTTTACAATTGACCCCATTGGTGTATTTAAGATTTTTGCCTTACCTACCCAATTGTTACCATCCTCTTTTAAACTTGTAATCAAGTGTGAAGCACGTTCAGGATTGACACTAGCATAAGTAGGATGATTTAATTCACCTAATGAGCGTTTTGTATTGACAAATTTCTCATTATATTGAGAAACAGCATTAGTCATTACTTCTTTTGGATAAACACGACCATTTCTGTTTTTAAGGGTATCTTGCATAAATACACCCTCAATATACATAGTCTTTTTATCATTTGATTCTGTTATGATGTTTGTTTTAATTTCATCAAAATCTTCTCTAATCAATATCATTTCCCACTCCTTGTTTGACCACCACGTTTGTGTGATTTCTTACCAGCACCAGATTTAGCAAATAATTTACCTGCTCTTGATCTCTTTGCTTTACCTTTAATTGAACTTAATTTTTGTTTAAATGATTTGGCAACTGCTTTAACTTTACCACCAATTTTTTTCAATGTCATTGATTTTTTCATTCCAGAACTCAATTCTTTCTTGATAACTCGATTACCTTTGACTTTCTTACTTCCAGATTTACCGCCACCTTTAGCAAATAGTTTCTTTTTAGCAAGTCTGCCAATTTTACCAATAACGGTTTTCAATTCAAGTAATGAAATAGAATCCTCATTCAATGAATTTTCATCAAAATAATTATTAAATTCTTCCATCATTTCAACATCAAGTTCATCAATATTTTCAATCAAAAAATTACAATCATCTAATAGTTGAAATTCCATTAATTGTGTTTTAAATTCGTTATAATTGTTCATTTGTTAAATACTTCCTGTGTTATTTGGTTTTTACGCCAATCAATGTACCCAGAGATTTTGTCTTTAATGGTAGCAATGACTTGTTGCTTAAAATCTTCTGGTTTCTTGTTTATAACGCTGTCTACATAGTTCATTAAAATTCTTCCTCTTTAGGTTGATATTGTTTGGTATTTTCTTCTTCTTTAATCAATTTATCTTCACGATCCATTTCTTCTTGACTTTGTTTCAAGACTTCTTTTCGGATTGTGTTATTTGAGAAATATTTGCCAATTAATCCATTATTATTAACTGCCTCGTATGCTTGCATACGTTCCTGTAATATTTCAACTTCTTTCAATTCAGCAAAGTAATTGTCCTCGTTGTAGATATATTTAACATCTTGGACAATTTCATCCCATTCAGCAGGACTAATTACTTGTTTCAATATTAAATTAGTTCTCAATAAATCTTCAAATAAGGTAGAAAATTTAACTCTTAAACGATTGACAAATTTGTTAAATCTCAATTCATCTCTTGTAATTTCAGATGTACGACCTAAATTGAATGAAGCACTATCATCTTGAAATCTTGATAATGGTATTCCCAAAGACTTATAGAGTTTGGTTTTCATATAATTTACATCTTCCAACTCTCCCAAGTTTTGACCCCCTGGCAATGTTGAAACTTCCGTACCTTTACCACCCTCTCGTCTAGGCAACCAATAATCTTCCATTATGGATTGATAATTTTTACGGTTTGAAATAGCACCTGTATTCACATCATAAGTAATCTTAGTAGCAAACTTATTCATTACGTTTTTTAAATATTGTTCCGCTTTACCCGTTGGTAAAGAACCCACATCAACATAGAAAATACGTCTTTCAGGCGCACGACTTACACGATAAACAATCAATGAATCTTCCATCATTTTCAGATTGTTGAACGGTTTAATACTCTTATACAAGTAACTCAATATAACAAGTCCATCAGCAGATGCTAATCCAGACGTTACATAAGTAATATTCTCTTTAGCAATTTTGACCGCACTTGTATCAGCGTAGGAATTCTTACCCTTAATTGCTAATTTATCATAAATATAATATTCTTTTATATCCTCTGTATTATACAAAGGTATAGCATTTGTTGTTGTACTTTTGACCTCACGGATTAACTTAATATCCATCGGATCAATAGGCATTAATTGTGTAATACCCTTTTTAGTATTGTTCTTATCAATCATTTTATGGAAATATAAACGACCGTCAATATACCATTTTTGAAACAATCCATAAGATTTGTTCTTGAAATCTAGCAGTTTTAATACAGAATCAAATTCTTCAATTATACGATCTTTCATTTTCTCAGAAAGAACCGAATTTTCAATAGCATCCAAATTTAAACTTACAACATCCGTGAAATTATCAGGAATGATTGCTTCATTTACAACTTCTTGAATACCCTCGTCAATGTATTGATTAAGTGCCAAATTACGGTAGGTTATGATTAAATGATAATCATCAGTAGGAATATTATCAAGATTGATAATATGTTCATTTTGACTAGCAAATCCATCTTGAGAATGGATCTCGATTGCCCCATCTTCTTTATGGGGTTGTACAAAGGTTGTCCCTTTCGGGTTATCCTCTATTATTTTATTGATATTCCAGCCAAATAATTCCATTTTAAACCTATTTATTGTTTGTTAGAACTATTTATACATATTGATAAAAAGGGTAACTTTCATTACCCTTTCAATTTTTTAAGAACCAGAAACAGGAATTTCTTGCCACCAGTTAAATTCCCAAGTTACTGAAAATTCTGCTACGGTATCTGCCTGATCATATCCTACTGCTATTTCTCCAACTTCCGTTGGAAACGCTTTATACATTTTATACGATCTTACTGTATTACCACTTTCATGACTTAGTAAGTTAAATTGTATATCTTGTAAGTAGTCAATAGGTTTCACAAAACCTGTATTTTCTTCAAATTTATTCATAGCATCGTGCCACTTTTCTAAGTAAGCACGATTAACAAAATCTAAATCTTCATAGAAATCTGTAGTCCAACTAGCAAATTCTCTATCACCAGCAAGTTTAACCTTACGTCCCATATAAGATACATCAGGCATCCCTAATGTAGCGGCTGGTAAACTTGCTGTTTTACACAACATTGTTGTTTTTACACCTGCGAATGGAAATATAACCTCGAACAAACTTGGTCTATACCCCCCTTGCGTGAAATTGGTAACAAAGTGATTTATTCCGATATTAGCCATATTTTTTCTCCTTTAATTAAAATTTACCAACAACTTCATCAAATTCAACTCCATTGCGAACTGCAACAAAATTTAATTGTATAAAGTTAATTGAATTATTTGGTTTAATGTAAATATCGCCAACAAACTCAGAACGATCTATAACTTCGCCAGTATTGTTACTTTCGTCACATACTACACGGAAATCATTGATTCCTCTACGACCTTGTACTTCACGTAAATATGGTTCTACTTGAGATACAAATTGCGCTCTTGTGAAAGCATCATTGAATTCAAACAGTTGATATTTAGCCGCTTTTGCTATTGCTTTTTCAAGTACAATAAACAGTCTACGAATATTCAATTTTTGAAATAAACTAGGTCTTGCCAATTGAGTTCTATCACCATAAAGTAATACACCCTCTCCAACAAAACTAACGACAGGATTAACATTTGACTGATAAAGTTCGTCACGATTTCCTTTGTTTGGATTTAATGCTAATTTAATAACATTCTTAATTTGACCACGGGCAAATCCAGCAGGACTCCACCAAGGATCACGAATTAAATCCGTTTGAGCGCAAACACCAGCCATATCAGCATTTAATGGAATCCAACGATATTTATCATTGAATACATCATATTGATATTTCCAACCACTATCCATAAAGGCATAAGAACTTGAAACATTAATAGTATTTCTACGATCAACACAATTTTCAGTCGCTAAAGTTTCAGGTTGATTTACAACATCAGCATATCTTGGACTAAAGAAAGCAACACAATCTTTTCTCCATTCTGCTACATTCTCAACAACATATTTTATAACAGTAGTGTGAGAATTTGGTCCAACATCTTCGCCAGCATCACCTAAAATAAGTAAACTTACATCTACAATTTCAGCATTTCTGAACATTGACCAACCATTAATTAATTCATTTTCATCAATTGATAATGAATCAACACCACCTGAGAATTTCTTATCCCAAGCAACAGATAATGATGTATATTTGCTATTAATTGCTGGAGTATTCCATCTAGCATCATAGTCAGCACCAGGAGTTACTACAGGATCAGCAGTTGCTCTAGTACCTAATTCTAAAGGCATTGTTATAAAGGTGTTTCCATCTTCATAATCAGCACCAGCAACATCAATAACAATTTCACCTACACCGTAAGCAATTGTAGCAGTTGCCATAGCAGTACCAGTATCAAATACAACAGTAGCACTTGTATATCCTACACCACCTTGAGTAACGTCAACATTAATTACAGGGTATGCTAATAAAGAAGTTGCCGTAGCAGATCCACTATCAAAAGTAACTGGAGCAGTTGTATATCCAGAACCACCAGCAGTAACATTAATTACGCTAACAGCAAATTCAATTACAGAAGTCGCAGTTGCTAAAACAATTTCACTACCACCTGTGAATGAAACTGGAGCAGTTGTATATCCAGAACCAGCAGTATCTACCGTAACACTCGCAACAGCAAAACTTACTTCACCTGTAGCAACACCACCAGTACCAGTACCAGTACCATTTTCCGCATCAATAGTTACAAATGTATAACCAGATCCAGGATTTGTAACAGTAATTGTGTCAATAACACCACCTGTTTCAGTACCAACTTCCGCAGTTGCTAATGTACCGTCACCAACAATAATAATTGTATCTCCAACCGCATATCCAGTACCACCGTTAGTTACAGTAACACTTGATAATCCACCTGTAGTAGATAGAACAGCAGTTGCCGTAGCACCTGAACCATCACCACCAACAACAACAGTTGGGGGAGTTAAATATTCACCACCTATATCTACACCAATACTCGCAACATTACCAGCCGTTGCTAAAACAGCATCAGCCGTAGCACCTGAACCATCACCACCGATTGTAACCAATGGAGCAACACTATAACTACCACCTATATCAACAGTAATATCCGCAACCGTTCCTAACGTATCAAGTTGAGCGACACCTTGCGCACCCGATCCGTCACCATCAAAGGTAACTAATGGAGCAGTATTATAAGCACCACCATCGTCAACAATAACACTATCCCAAACTTCACCTCTTTCAGCAAGTACAGAATGTGCCGTAGCATCCATTCCAACACCTGTTATAGTGACCACTGGAGCAGTTAAATAACCATTTCCTGATTCTGTAATAGTAGCAGATTGTATTGATCCACCTACTGCCATATCAGCACTATCTGGAATCTCTAAGAACCAAACATATTCTGATTCAACATTTAAAACAGTTCCGTAGAAAATTGGTTTACCGTCTAAATCTTTACCATCACTTGCTTTTGAAACGAATGTGTATACTTCTAGTAACGCATTAGGTACACCTGTAAACAATCCCTTAGAATCAAATATAAGCATGTGAAGTTCATCATTTTCACCGCCAAGGTTTTTAACATACTCACTTGTTTCAGGTTGATTAGGTAAAACATCACCATAATCAACCTTAACTTGATCATAAGTATTTGAATCAATAAGCATTATACGAATACTATCACCCTTTTCTCCTGGATATTTTGATGCTAAAATTGAAGCATCTCCCGTAGGTGTTCCATATACTTGATTATAATGTGTTTCGTTTTTAATTAA